TTACACTGGACACTCATCAACGTCAGTGCTGTTGATGAAGTAAGTCACCCTCCCCATAACTTCGACCTCTTCCGCCGCAGCGCCCTCGATCGCTTCACCATCATCGGTTATTAACGCCCTGCCCCTGAGCTTTGCGAACTGCGTTCGTCCACCTGTCAGTATCAGCAAAGTCTGACCCTGTACCAGCCTGGTTACCGGCTCGATAACAGCGAACCCGGATGACGTTTCGAGAATTCTGCTATCGATACCTATGCCGCAGATAATTTCGGGAGATAAACGAGGGGCTACGTAATCAGCCGCCGGAGAGGGAAAACCCATCAGAGCACCCTCCCCATGTTGCGGAGGATCCAGTAGCGGTTCTCGCTGCTGTCCGGCGTCTTGTCGGCAAAGTCTGGCTGATAGTACTTTATCCACTCGTTGGCCTCGGCACGGCTGAAATGCCAGTGTACCTTCGCCAGTTTGTCAATGAAGTCATCAGTACGTAAACACTGAAATCCTTTCGGGTTTTGCTGTATCGCTGCCGTAAATGCGGCATTAATGTCTTTTTTGCGGGGCATGATCTGCACTCCTTTATACTGTTTTTATATACAGTAGTTTTAAAAGAGGTGCAGATCAAGTAGCAATGATGCTGTCACATTCCTCCTCTACCTTTTCAGTACAAGGTCAGCATCAGGAGGGCGTATGTTAATTGCACTGTTGATAACCGGCACAATTGCCATGGTCATTGTTGGTCTCACACTTCACTCTGCGGCGCAGGATCTGGCTGACGATTATTAATTCACCCCAGCTGTTGGTCGGAAAGCCCAACTACGCCGCTACTTTTCATGCTTCTGCGCAATACACCAACCATGATCTGCACTTTGATGCGAAGAGGAATTATGCAACAATGTCTTTACTTTGTGCTGGATGTGTTTGTCTGACTTCTCATTTCCGAACTTGCTCTATTATTCTATTTTTATATGTTCAGAGCGCTTGAGAAGGAGGCCTCAAATTCCATGCTTTAATAATAGCTGAATATTTACTCACCTTTTTATAGCGCGAAACTTGAAATGAAATTTGAAGAATTGTTGGACTTCCCCGAAAAAGACGATGTCATTTTTGATTCAAAGAATACATGCGCGGTATTCTCACCCGCCGATGTTAAGACGCAAGATACTCTGGTGGTAACATTTTACCCCTTCCTCCCTCCTGAGCAAAAGAAACAGCCGATAACCGGATTTAGCCGTGAGTCGTTCAGAAAGCTTGGATATGACACCATCCACATAATACCGTCAGGCAATCACTGGTATCAATATGATGACCTTGAGCAGATGCTTAAAGAGATTTCCATCAGGAAAAGTGGCTATAAACGCCTGGCTGTCTTTGGTCAGTCCATGGGCGCTTACGGGGCGTTGCAGTGTTCTAAGGCGTTGAATGCTGACCGGGTTGTAGCTATTTGCGCACAGTTCACCACCGACGCCAGCAAAGTTGATTTTGATCCGGGCTGGCAGCACTACATAAATACAGGTGGCGTGAAGTTTATTCGTGACAATTTTCATGAAAATGTCAGTTTAGACGCCGAAGTTATCCTGGCGTATGACCCATACTTTTCTCCTGACATCCTCCATGCAACGGAAATTAAAAAACATATCAATGTTATTCCATTAGTCATGCCATTTACAGAGCATGCAGTGGCAAGACATCTTGCCCTCGCAGGGCTTATGCCAAGCTCGTTAGATATTCTGGTCTCCGGTGATGAGGAAGATATACGGGGTTTGCGGAGAACGTTCCGAAAAGCGAGAAAATCCAGTAGCTATTTCACTGACAATGTATTTTACGCCATTGTAAATAGATTGAAGAAGCAGAAAAAATTTGATGCCGCCACGAAAATGGTAAGGCAGAAACTGCAAGAGACAAATTCTCCTGTTATCGCTAAAGCCTATTATGAAATATCAGAAGAGCAAAAGGATTATGAGGAAACTGCGAGAAGATTACTGGAAGTAATCGGCAGATTTGGTGATGAAACACCACTGAGCCTTTACAAGAAATGCATCCAAATGATGAGGGTAAGCAAAGATTTTTCTGGCTGTGAGTCCATGGTAGCCAGAGTCATGAAAAAATACCCAAATGATATTGGATTACATCGTGAATACGCCGAAGCAGCCCATCATCAAAAGAAATGGGCTGAGTCGAAAAAGCGCTGGCTGCACTTCCGCTCAATACTAAAAGAGAGCACGCCTGCACTTGTGTATTTCAGACTGGCCCAAGCGGAAGAGAATTTAGGCAATTTTGAAGGTGCAGTTAACCTGATCGATGAGGGTCTGAGTTTTCATAAAACCGACCCTGGCATGAATGCCTGGCGGCAAAGACATAAAGACGAGTTAGCAAAAAGAGGATAACCATGAAACAAGTATTACTAAGCAAGGAGCGGCTTGCTGAGCTGGCAAAATATTCTCCATTAAGTGACAACAGCGTCCAGCCAGCAACAATGGAAGAGATTAAGGATATGGCCTCCGCCCTTCTCGCTTCGAATGGGCAGATGCCAGTAGCCGAAGTTGTTGATGGTGTTGATTATGACCATGATGATGATGGACAACCATTGAGCCATAAACATGTCCATTACTCTCTGGATGATATTGAGGCCTTGCCCGTAGGAACAAAGCTGTACGCTATTATTCCAGCGCCAGCTAACAACCACTGAGATGCATAGCCGCATGATAAGGTGGCGTTAAGCCACCTATCTTGCCGTTCCGCTACTTTTATGCGTATTGGATTGTTTTATGAACTCCTGATTTATCCACCATATGCATCTTACCATCCATATGACTAAACCAGCGCTCACCAGGCACTACTGTATTAGGTGCCACCGCGGCCCCTACCTCTCCCACCGATTCAATAACCATTCCCTCAGTTAAGGAGTTATAGCTACTGGAGGCAAACAGATCGCACTCTGGAAGCTTAATCGGAATATCCCACAGTAACGTGCCATTCACATAGAACTTAGTCCCGGCCTCGCTGGTGACAATATCTATGCACTGATCCCCTCGCGCGTTCGCGAAACTGGCAGCATTAATAGGCGTGCCAGTGAAAGAGAATACACGCATAAATGTGGTCGTTCCCTGAAAATCCAGCGCGAAAACAGAGCCGTAATTAGCGCTCCATTCAGTAGCTTCCGAAGAGTTTCTGATCTGACATCCAAACCTGAGCACACTGTTAGTACCAAAACAACCACGGATTCGGAAGCGGGTCTCACCATACGGTCGAGGGATGAGCGTGCTGAAGGCCGAGGTAATCAGATAGTCCTGCGTATCATTCACTCCGTTCGACTGTAGGCTCCCCACAACTTCGAATGGCAGTTGCCTGAAAAATGCAGTGTTCTGTACATTCCCGGTGTGTTCAAGCAGACCAGCCGTTATCTTGTTTACGATCTTCCCTTTTTCCTGCATCGCATTGGTGTATCTGTCGAGATGTTGTTTGACAGTGAAGCCAACAACGCGGCATACCTTATCTGCAGGAGTGGTAAACGAGATGATGTTAAGGCCAGGCGCAAGGTCGCAGACAGATACCGGTATTTCGCTGATAAAGTTTGAGGATATGCCTGCAATGCTCCCAATCCCCAGCGTGTATGTTCTCCCGGAAGCCTCTCCCGAGTTCTTAACCGTAACCTGTCCAGCGATTGCAGCCGCGTTATTAAGTTCTGCAGCAAAGTGCGCAACCAGATATGCGGGCTTCAGCGATGTGTTAAAAACAAAAAGTTTGGACACTGAATTGGCAGGCGTGGTGACATAAACAGAATAAGGGCAGTTCAGCGTATTCAGGACGTTATTCAGACCGCGATAAGCAGCTGTAGTGTTATCAACGAACTGACCTGGCTGAATTTCCAGATTAACACCAGCGAAACCGTCAATAAAGATTGATTCAGCGATCAGGTCATAACCAGCCTGATTCCAGTGCAGCCTGTCACGACTCAGGCGCCCACGCGCATCACCGCGGTTGAACAAATAGCGTTGCATGATGGAAAAGCTGTCAATGTATCTGGCACCAAGCAACTGAGCAACATGTCGCATCCTGCTGCGATACGCATTGACTGCATATGGGTTGGTAATATCTGTTGCGAGCAGCCCAACCACATCTGTCAATGAGCAGAAAGACACAGCGGAGAATGACAGCTGACGGTACATTTCCATGAGGCTGTGCTCGTAATCGTCAACACTAATTCCCCTGTCACGACGCGCGTCGTTTACTCCCAATGCAATCAAATACAGATCAGCATTATCAGCGATGATTTCTGGCATGTGATTAGCAAGAACCTGCCCCGTATCTTCCCCTGAATATCCGCGCTTGATGATTTCAATATTTGGGTTGTTGTACCACTCACGCAGAATTTCACCAAGGCGATACGGGAAAGGGGTAGTGGCAGACAGCCCATTAGTAATTGAGTCACCAACAACGCAAATTTTAACCGGCAGGCCGTTCACCATCGCCTGCACCACAGAACCATGTGGGTCAGGGTTCATATGCGTCAGCAAGGGGACACTTAGCCAGGCACCAACAGCGATTCCGCCAGTGCTTGCAGGAGTGGATCCCGCAGGTACTGATTTGGGGAATGTACCATCCCAACGGTAATAAATACCGGTTGTGGTGTCGCGCAGTATCTGGTTTGGCAGAGTAAGGGTTGCGCCAGCCTGAAAGGAGTCAATCGTGATGTAACCAAGCTCTCTGATGGCTTGTTTACCGGCATCATTAATATCGGAAATAGTCTTTATTGCCATTCCCTCAAGCCCATACCAGGTATGCCTGCTTCTGCCCAAACGATCCTGCCATATAGCTTTGGCAATATCATTTAACGCGAAATCAAGATTCTGAGAGTTTTCGTAAAAGTCTCTTGGATCGGTAGAACCCAATGGGTTATTTGTGGCGTATTTGGTCATGCTCACTCCGGGCATAAAAAAACCCGCCGAAGCGGGATAGATAATTTAAGTTGTTGTTAAGCGACATCGCCGGGATATGCGGCATCGTCGTAGGCGTATTTGCCCGGGTGATACTGGATGGCTGTGACCTGGCTGATCCCATCGTTTCCGGGCGTTATTTCACCAACCAGCGCATCGTACGGAACTAGAACCGATGAGCAGAAAACCAGGCGCGGTGGCTCGATGTATGGATCGTTCATTGCCCACAATTCCGGCTCCAGTGCTGTGCTGTAAGGCACCGAGATGGTGAAGTCGTCAATGCGCGTCGGCGCAACCATTGCCGAGGCCCTGCCATCCTGATGGCGGATAATCACGCGCGGGTTTTGGAACGACCAGTCCGGCGCCTCACTGAGCGTCATGGTGATTTTGCTGCTGTCATACGTCATATCCGTAATCAGGCAACTCAGCGTCTGGCTGCCAGGGATATCATCAGCCAGCACAATGCGATCCATAAACTCATAACAGAGCGCATCCATCTCAGTTGAGGTGGTGTGCTGCAGGCGCTGCAACTGATAGCCCAGCAACCGGCGCATGCCAATACGGTAGGCGCGGTTCTCATCAAGAACACCGTCCAGCGTATAGCTCTCGACTTTCAGCGGCGTAGGATTGCCAGGCTGGCGACACTGTACGGTTTCCTCTGCCCAAGTGGTGCCGTTGATATACGTCACGTCCACGCCGTCGTAATCGTCCTGTGACGGGGCCTTAAACGCGGTCTGCAGTTCCTCGGTGGTTTCCTGCGGGGTGATCATTCCTACCCAGGGTTTAATCCCTTCCCTGCCAGCAGACGCCAACCCATCCGACAACAGGAAATATCCCATCCCGGCGTTAGTGATTTTCTGCAGCACCTCGAGCGCCGACTTACTCTCACTGCTGGCCCAGTCGAACTTTTCACCGCGTGGCGTCCAGTAGGTTTGCTCCAGCGCGTTTATCGCCGCTGTGTCAATCTGGCTGGCCGTGAACCCAAGCGATTCCAGTACGTGATACAGCGCACCGCTGATACTGCGAGCCGTTCTGCCGCCGCTATAAATCCGCGTTGGCGTGACGCTTATCCGGCGATCGGACATTGCCGCGAGGCGGTTTCCAGTGCGCACAGTCAGTGCCATGGTGGTGACGCCATCATACCGTGCTGGCCGCTTGCTCAGCCGCGAACGCAGCGCCTGCCAGAACACCTGATCGCGGGTGCTGCCACCCTTGACCGGTTCGGTGCGGCGCATGCGGATCTCATACTGCCCCGGCGACACGTTGTAGCGATGCGTGAAACCAATCTGGTTTTCGGTGCTTCGCGAATAAAAAGGCGATTGCTGTGCCCAGGCAGTGGTGCCAACCTTGCGATACTGGATAACCAGGCGCACCGGCATTGCGCGCTTATTCCCCTTATCTGTGTAACGAACCAGACCGCTCTGGAAGTTTATATTCACCTCAAAAGCATCCAGAGTTTCGCCATCAGGACAGGCCAGGAACGGACCGACCCACTCATAGTCATCGCTGACACCCGTCACAGTGGCATCCAGCAGCGTGCGCTCAGTGAAGCCTGGCCATGATGGGTCTGGTGTAGTGATGCTCTCACCGCCAGGCCCGGTGGTGACCGTAACCCGCTCAACCGTGACCGTCTGGCTGTCGATAGCCGTTATGCGGAACTGATTTCCGGCCAGACCCAGAGAGAAGCGCTGAATGCCCTCCGGCAGCCCGGTGAACGGTGTGCCAGCGGCGCTGTTATACGCCAGGGTAATGTGCGCTCTGACTTCCGCCGTGCCGCCCGTTGATTTCACGCCAACCGTATTTACCGGCGAATCCCCGAACACAGCAGCAGGTAACGGGCTGTTGGTGATTGAGCCGCCAGAGAACGGGCTGCTGGCCTCACCGATTTCGAGACGCCCACTGTTATCGCGGGCAACCAGACCGGAGCCGGAGAGCTGCGAGGTGATGGAGGACACCAGACCAGACATGGTGACGTAGTTGGTGACCAGAGATACCGGGTAAGTAGTGCCCTGCCAGCTGATGCTGAACGTCACCGGCGCGGCGCTGAAATCGTAGGTGGTCGGCGCGGCGCTGGCAGTTATGGTTGCGGCACTGCCACCCACACCCGGCACCGCAGGAACGCCCGGGGCATAGCTGGCGATCACCAGGTCGTAGTCGTTGCCGTTATAGTTCAGCGTCACCGGCAGGCCGACGGACGGGGCCAGTTCTTCTATCCCGCCATAAATGACGCTGTAACCGCCGGAAGAAACGACCGTATAGGAGTTGGGCGCAAGCACGGTGATCACCGTCCCGACGGTCCAGGACGGAGGGATTTCCTCATCCCCGCCGGATGCCGATACGTCAACCAGGGTGATGGTGTTGCCGGACACGACCAGCGCATCAGCTATGATACTCACTGTTTCCGGGCCGCTTGAACCCAGATCCAGACCGGCGGTACCGGAACCTGTATTCCCCACCTCTGGTGAGTTGAACCAGTTTTCGGTGCGCGCGTCGCCGGATACTATGGCACCGGGCGGATAGAGGGTGTAACGCACATCTGTACCGAACGCGGATATCGGCGTATTGCCGATCTTGATATCGGACTGGTTAATTACCATGTCACCGACACCCACGCACAGGAACATGCTGGTTTCCATGCTGGTCTCGTTGACGAAACGGCTTACCGGCTGCACGACGTAATCAGGCCAGACACGATATTTCCCGAAGATTTCCCGGATGGGGTCACCCAGTTTCGCCGCGTTTGCTTTGGCCGGGTTTAGGTCAATCTGATCGCCGCTCGCCGCCTGCGCACCACTGCCGCCGGGCTGAGACATCGTACTCATCATGTAGATGCTGTATGCCGCAGAGGCGACGGCTACGCTGACTGCAACCCAAATCGCGATTTCAGCGCCAGTACCGTAGGGAACAGGGTACATTCTGACGTCAGTTTCACGTTTGATGACGCACAGTGGCCACTCAGAAGGAGAGACAGGCACACCGTCGATTTCAACCGCGACCGGGTGCAGCTGCTCCGGCGTCCATCCCTGCACGTTCTGCGCAAACCAGGCGCTGAGGGTCATGGTTTCGTGTTCGTGCTTTTCCAGCGGCTCGCCCTGCAACCGGGAGGGGTAGATTCGTATCGTCACTGATAATACTCCACGCGAACAAAGCGGCGCGCAAACCGCGCCAGCGGCAGAAAGGTCACATTAGTTCGTGGATTGCACTCAGCGGCGCACAACTGGCCGTCAATCTCGACCACGATGGCAACGTGCGTCACCACTGAACCGGAATAACAGGCAATGCCCGCGCCCGGCACAGGCTCACAAAGCTGCAGATCAACCATCAACCCGCGCGCCTCCCGATCGAGGCCGTTATCGTCTTTAGTGACCCCGGCGAAATCAGGCCACGGCTCCAGGCCAAGGTCACGTCTGATTTCATTGACGATGCCAAAGCAGTCCAGCGCGGGGTAAACGCGCCCGCCCTTCTGCCACTCGACAGAACGGTATTTATCAGGATTGAACATGGTGTTTTCCTACTGGAGGTAGCGGAGACCCGGGAAGTCTGGAAGAGTGTAACGGTAGCGCGGCCAGGCGGTATCGAGGATATTCATGTAACCCGCGGTGATCTGCACCTCCGTCGCCGTCCAGTACCCTTCTTTAATCGCCAAAGTAAAAGGAGGCGTAGCGGGCGCGGAGAGGTCGGTTGAGACATACCGGCGGAAAGTCATGCTGGCATCACTGAGGTTATCCAGCGCGTTGCTGATGGCCGTAGAAACCACGCCGTCGATATTGCTGATGGCGAATTTCAGGTCTTGGGTACCATCAGCATTGCGCGACGGCAGTGCCACATCAATGGCTGATCCGATAAACGTTGCCTGAGCGCCATTCTCCAGCGTTACGGTTACATCATCCCATCCCCGCGTAAGCCAGTAATTACTACCCCCAACACTGATTTGAAGCGTATCAATAATCACCTCACTACCACTGCTTGCATAAAGCCTGTCGAGAATAGTCATACTTTTGGCCACTCCCTGTTAAGCGCAAGATCGATAATATCCATTCCTGAAATAAATTCCGGGAACTGACCCCAGGGTGGCGGAAGCAGCGGGCGTTCATAAAGCTCAAGCTCAGCAGTGTACTGCCAGTAGTTACCACCGATTAGATTGGGCCCATCATAAATATCGGTGAAGCGACAGACTTTTGAAGCCTCACCACCGGGTGTGCGAAGGTTCATATTAAACCAGGCTGCACCATCCGTTAGCGCATCACGGAACCATGCCTCAAATGCCTGCGCCTGGGAGTCAGTTAGCGTCCATGAAACACTGGCTACCGTGGGCGTCGAAGTATAAAGCCTTCTCTGCCTGGCTCTTCCTGAAGTTTGAGCAGTTCGCTTTAACGGGCTGATCGGAGAAAGTCCGTATCCATCCTGAAGCGGCACAGGTAATGCGCCGTGTGGATAATTGATATTGGTTGTGATTGCCATCAGCCAGCCTTTCTCCTTACGCCCCAACCACCAGAAAGGGATTTAGAGGTTTTGCCCTTCCCTGTGGCCAGATCGTTATTCACCATGTTATAGCCGAGCTGCGCACCCTCTTTAACGGCCTGTTTCAGCATCTCTATGGTTCTGGCATCAGGGTCACCGTTGATATAGATTTGAGGTGAATATGTACCACCTCCGTCACCGGTTTGTTTATTCACACGCTCCAGTGTCGCATCCAGTTTTGCGCTGGTTTTTGCGGTGGTAACACGTTCCCCTTGTTGCAACAGCCAGGTGCCTGTTTCTGGTACAGAATCAATACCGTCATGAGCCATGCCAGCAAGTGCGGATGTACCAACGGCAGCAACTAAAGGCTCGGTGACAGCAGCGGCAGCAAGCATAGCTCCAGGCGCTAAAGACGGACCAACAATGGGGATGGCAGCAGTAGAGGCATAGGCCGCAAGCTGGGCCTGTAATGATGTAGCCTGGGCATTGCTGATAAGAGTGCCTGCAGCTGATGCCTGACTTGTTCTGCCAACCATGAGCTGAACAGCCTGATACACAAGCCACTGAGCAGCCATATCAGTGAGCGTTTTAATAACTGTCTGACCAAGGTCATCAAAAATATTACTGAAAAAGTCCCCTAATCCTTCAGCCCCGGTAATTAAGTCTTCAAGGTTCTCGGCTAAAGATGTTGTCGCCCCACCGAGAATGGATGTCATGCTATCGGCAGCTATTTGATAATAATCCGAAGCGCTATCGGCATAATCGTTTAAGGAATCAAGTATGCCGCTTTGCCAGTCACCCATTTGTTCATCTGATTTCTGGTAATAGTCCTCTTGAATTTCTAACCGCTCGTTAAGTGCATTCTGAAGAGCAGCAGTTTCCTGGTCATAAAGCGATTTGCTGATATCACCGCTCTGATACTGCTTTTGGAGATCAGCCTGTCTGTCCAGAAAACTACGCTGGATATCCAGCAGATCCTTCATGCGCTGGCGGGTCTTATCCCCCATACCTGCGCCAACAAAGTCAGCGTCATTAGCTACCTTGTCATTCTGGTTTTGCTTGCGAAGATTTGACGTAAACTCAGCGAGTTTAAGGTTTTCTTCGTTGGCCTTTTTGAGCGTATTAAGCCTGTCTATCTCCGTGGCCAGTTGTTCCAGACGCTCTTTCTGCGCTTCATTTATCCCGGTCAGCTTCCCTGAGGTGAAGTCAAATCGAAGCTTTTCAATCTCGGTTACTTCCTGATTTTTTTTACCGGTGGTATCAATCAGCGCGATCTGACGCTGATAACTCATCTCAAGAGATTTGAATGCAGTCTCAAGTTTTTTAGCTGAGGTATCAGCAGTTGTTTTACCATTTGTTTCGCCTTTACCGAGGCTGTAATCGCCACGTGAAGCAGGCGCAGAGCCAACTGTAGCTGGAGAGAGAGGAAGGTTGTTTCCTGCCTTCATGATAGAAAGGCGACGCTCAAGTTGAGCTATTTCCGCTTTCTTTCCATCAATGTCCATGCCAATTCTGTTGAAACTGGCAAGAAAACCCTGGTCCTCAACATCAGCCCTGAGATTATTGAGACGCCTCTCAATGTCAGTTACGGAAGCCCCATCGCTGACTGCTTTCCCGCCTTTATACAGGTCTATAAGCTTACCGGCTTCTGCTCCAACCTTAACGAGCCACGTAGCCAGATCGACCACTCCTCCAACAAGGTTTGTTAACCCCTGGATAACCTCCTGGTCTTTGAATACATCACCCATATCTGTGATGGCGTTCTTCAGTCCTGACAGATCCACGCTCGCAAGACCCGTCGCTATTTCGATTTTTACGCCATTGACCTGAGTCTCCATGTCCTCAAACAAGGCGTTAATTTTTACAAGCTTCTCAATATCCGCGTCGTCAGGAGCTACCCCAAACTGTTTGGCCGCTTCCATATACTGACGAAGCTTTTCACCACCCTGATCAAGAAGCGGTAACAGCTTGGAGAGATCATTACCAAGACTCTCAAGGATTGTTGTCTTTTCGGCATTGGTGTTTATCTTGCCCAGCGCATTGCTAATAGCCAGTAACTGCTTGTCTGGAGACTCACCGGCTAACTTCTTTGCAGATAAGCCAAGAGCATTTAGCGCATCTACAGCTTCACCAGATTTATTGAGTACCGCGTCACCAATCTTATCGCCAATATCCTTAAAGATGTCGGCCATCTGATCGCCAGAAACTCCGGCCTTTTCTGCTGCGTACTGCCAGGCAAGTAATGACTGAGTGGACATGTTAAGCGATTTAGCCCAACGGTCTGTTTCTGCAATCTGCTTAGAGGTGGTTTTAAGCAGGTTATAACCCGCCACGCCAGCGCCGATAGCTGCAGCACTGGCAGCCGTTACAAATCCAGTAAACGCTACAGCAGCCGCATTCGCATCAGCCTGTACCTGCTTGCGCCATTTTTGCGATGCTCTTTCAGCCTGGCTAAGGCCTGAAACAAATCCACCGACCTTCGCTATCAGATCAATGGTAAGCGTGCCGAGGGATTTACCAGCCATGCTATGTCCACTCCTGCATAGCCTGATCCAATGAAATGGCAGGCTCGTTAATGTGTGGGGTGAAATCTGTTACTTTGAAAGGAGGCGAGTCTTTTCCGCGGTTGACGTTTGCCAGCACAGAAGAAATAAGACCAGCGGCCCATTCGGTGCGCATCATCCCGTTGAGGCTCCCGAACTTTTTCCGGTAGAGGATCCAGTCGCGATATTCGGTGATGCTTACTCGCTCTTTTGCCTCGGCAATGGTGCGGCCGCCAATCCCATTGAGAACTAATTCACACCAGAACTCGTCGTCTGCGCTGAGTTCGCCTTTCCCATGTCGTTCACCTGCTGGATGGCTATAAGTAATGCTACGGTGAGTGCACCATCAAGCGCACCACGCTCCGGGTCTGCTTCGCCAGTAATATCAGCGACGGTAAAAACAGGATTACCATTTTCATCGCAAATAGAAGATGCGATGCGCCCGGCGACACCATCGATTTTTCCAGCAATAGAAAGAACGTTAGTAACCGCATTGTGATAACCCATTGGTCGGACATATACGGTCGCCGTTAATTCCTGATCGCCCTGCTTCCAGATGATTTCCTTCTCGACAGGTCGGCCAGTAAATGCGCCAGCTTGCTTTAATGTATCCACAGTAAGTTTCATGAAATTTCCTGTAAGAATATTGATGAGCGGGGAACATACCCCGCTAATAATTAACTACCAGCCTGAACCTTTGGCACCCAGACAGAAGGACCTGATCGCTGGACCGTTGCGGAGGTGGAGACCACAGTGTTAGCTGCAAAGTCGAAGGGGAAATCCGTAACCTTTCCTTTAAACACAAACCATGTGCGGTCATCAGGAAGTGACAGGCCATCAACCGTATCAGGGCCAGAGCCAGTAGCAACGGTTGGTTCTGATTCGCCGTCAGCCCAGCCGACAGCCCAGGTCAGATCATCCTGGTTATCAGATTCAGCCAGGCTGTGCAGCATAAGGTGGCTGGCATTGGCGGGATCCGCATTCAGGGTTAATGTTGCCGCAGCGGGAGTACGCAAACCCTTTTTATAGGTACGCGTGCTGCGCTCGCTCAGGCAGGTATCTTCAATCTGGTCGGCGGGGTTTCCGCCGGGCGAAAAGGCAGTGATGCACTCCACTTCGCTTACAGCTCCGTTCGCGAGAACAAAGAGCTGAGTGCCTTGAGTCACTACTGACATAGTTATCTCCGGGTATAAAAAACCGGCTCATGGCCGGTGTGTTGATGGGTTAACGTTTAACTATCCAGTCAACGTCGAAGGAATAGCGGTAGCGCTTTGTTTCCGGGTCTCTCTCCTGCCCGCCCCAGCGTGTGATGTACGCGTGCGGCTCGATGGCGTCACGCAGCGCAGCGGCGACGGCGATAACTTGGTCCGCCGTGTCGGCGTATGCATCTACCTGCAGCGTAAAGGAATCCGCATCCGGCTGCTGAGCCAGATAGTTTTCCGGCGAGCCAGTGACGTTCTGCCAGACCACATACGGGTAAACGACAGCATCATCCTGCAGGCCGAAGGGGTAAAGACGCACTGGATCAGCACCGATTAGCGCGGTTACCGCCGGGCTGGAAGCACAGACGGAAAAGATGGGCGCGATCATGGTGGCACTCCTTTTTTCTGCGCTCGCTTGATGGCCCGATCGAGGGATTTTTCGTATTCAGTGGCGAAAACGCTTATCACCTCGCTGACACTGTTTTCTGCCGCGGGGCGCATAAAGGGCTGAGCCCGCACGTTCTCGGTACCAAATTCAATCAGACGCCAGTGCGGCGTGGGCGCATTTTCACTGAGATCGGGGTGCTTTTTCAGGACCGCACCATGCAAAACGCCAATCCGGAAACCGAGGTTGCCTGTGGTTTTGAAGAGGCGTCCATTCCAGCGCATAGCCACGTTTGCGGCAATGCTTCGCCCGGTGTGAGGATCATCAATACGGCTGGCGTTAGCTTTTGCCTTTTCGACAATAACGTTGCCGGCGCGCCGCAATGCCGACCGACCGCCACGCCGACGCAGATCGTCACCGACCGAAGATAACTTTGCCACCAGCGCCTCGACGCCAACGATACTGAAATCAATGCCGTCAGCCATCACTTACCCCACGTGAGCATGGCAGGGTGAGATATTCCAGACCGCTTTTGTCGTCTTCCAGCACACCCTGAATGTCGTAGACGCGACCACGGTAAAGAATACGGTGTTTATCGGTGACATCTTCACGCCAGCGGATGGTGATCCGGGTTGTGATCTCATTTTGCCCCGCCTGTGCGGCCACAAAATCGCGCGCGGAAAGGTCTGTAACGTTAGCCCAGAGTTCAGCAACATCAGCCCAGCCATTAACCACCGCGCCGGTGGCCGGACTCTGTGTTTTCACAGGCTTCTGCAGCTTCACGCGCTTGTTCAGTTTGCCTGCCTGCATGTTTACCCCCTGGGTTTATCGCTCAGATAGGTCTGCGGTGGTAACCCGTCGTCGTCCTCATCAGAGACCATCGACTGGTAAATCACGGCAGCCAGGGCTTCATTGGATTCCGCCAGGCGGTTTATCGCGGCGGTCTGGTCTTTCTGCGCCTTTGTCTGGGACTCCAACGCTTTCAGCAGTTCGTTTACCTGTTGCTCGTTCATAGGCGATTTTCATCCAGTTTTTAAGCCACTCACGGCGGGCGGCACATCCTGAACAGGCCATCAGTGCCACCTCCGGTGGCGCATCAGAAGTGCCTCAACGCTCAGCGGCATTTCCGTGAGGTTCTGCGCTGCCGCTTCACGGTTCGCATACCAGTGACCAATCAGCAAAAGCATTGCGGCCCAGATCCCGGGAGTAAAAAGAACCTCACGGGGAGGTTCTCTGTCTTCAGGTGTCGGCGTCATGGCTTCCACCAGCGCGCCATCGCAGAACTGCTCAACATAATCGACGGCCGCCGATGCGTAGGCAGCGATAAGCGAATCTTCTAAGTCACTATCAATCCTCAGATGCGTCTTTATCAGCGCCATCTGCTCCGCGCTTATTTCCACCTTTACCCCCAGCTTTGAATTTTTGAGGCTGTTCAGGAGGAGAGCTTTTCTCCTTGCCGGATTCAACTTCAACAGCCAGATGCATTTTCACCAGCGATTCGCCGATTTCTTTCTTCACCACGCGGGTTTCTCCCTGGGATACCGTACCCAGGTGATAATGCGAGAACATACGGAGAGCTTTAATTTTCATACATTAAACGCGGCCATTACTGACCGCGCCCTTCTGTTATTCGCCGGAAGAAACCGCAACATCGCCAGTGACGATAGCTGCAGGACGGTAGTGCGCCAGCGCCAGGCGCTCTTCGCACAGTATGGTCAGCATGTTTTTAACGAAGTTGTCGCGATCCTGATTACTGATCTCGATAGTGGCATCCATGCGGTCCCACACCTGCGACGCCAGGCCAAACGCGCCGACGGTGAATTTGCCTGCCGCCTGCGCCGTGGTTGACACCACCGGCAGACCCCACAGCACTTTCGAGGCAAACGCCTGCGGGCCGCCCATGATGTAATTGCCGTTGGCGTCTTTCAGCAGCGCGATACGGTGCCAGTCTGCCGGGTTAAGAATGATGCCATCGGCTTCAAACTCACTCAGCGACACCTGGTAGATGGCGTGTGCCAGAACATCGGCTCCGGTATCCCCGGTCGCGTTGAGTGCGGTTTCGTAGTCGGTCGCCACCACGTTCAGCCCTTGGAGATTGTCACCGGTGCCATCCCCGTTCAGCATCTGGTTCTCTTCCACCAGCGCCAATCCATACATCATGCGGGAGTTGATGTAGGATTGCAGCGCCGGGGCGTCATCCATGATCTGGCGCGACGCCTGGATCCAGTGCGCGATGGTTTTCACGTTCGCCGTTTCTTTGGTGAAGGTGATGTTACTTTCCGGTTTGAGGGTGCCCTCCGCCACTGGCGCCGCAGCGTTGGTGAATACGTTTTCACGCACGTATTCCAGCGCGTTACTGGTGATGCGCCCCTGTGCCAGCAGGTCACGGACGGTCAGGCGACGCAGGCCCGGCATCAGGATACCTGGCTGCTGCTGTGGCAGAACCAGCGCGCCAGCGGAGTTAGCGCCAGAGCCGATCGCTTTGTCGAAGCTGGTCACTTTCGCTTTCGTGCGTGAGCCATCCCAGCCTTTCATCAGGTCTTCGGACACGCGCTCTGCAAAGGACTTCTGGGCGGTCTGTTCAGGCGAGTTGCCAGCCAGTTTTTGCTCAAGATCGAACAGACGGGTGCCGGTGGTTTTCAGTTCATCTTGGGCTTTAGCCAAGTCGGTCTGCAGCTGCTTGTTGATTTCGCCGTTCTGGTTGATGGATTTACGTTGTTCCTCGATAAGCTCCTTCACTTCTTTCTGGGAGTTCTCGATCGCTTTTTCCAGGGATGCTAATTCAGACATGTTTTGCTCCGTTAAGGGTTCCGCAGGTTAGCGGCAAAGGAAGATATGCGCTGTGCCAGCGCGTCAATGTCGCCGCCGCCGAACTCGCTTCGGCCTGCGGACTTCACGCGGGCGATAAACGCCTGCGCTTCAGCGCGCGTAAGGCCGACTGAATCCCTCAGCCAGGCCTCCGCGTCACGAATGGTTTTAATGCCGTCGATACTCTTCATGGCGGTTACGCCCGCCAGCTCATTGGCCGGGAAGGTGCAGACGCTGATTTCCCGCAGGTAAGAAATGTTTTTAAAAATGAGGCCAGACGTGCCGACGGTGTAATCGTCAGGGCCGACTGAAAAACCCACCGACATGCCTTCAACCGTGCCATGCTGCATGGCGGCTTTCAGATCCTCGGCCAGACTTAACCCCGGAGTGAGCTGCCCGCGGACAAAAAGCCCCTTCCCGTCTTCGTGCATGGCATCCCATTTGCCAACCGGGATAGCTCGCGTCTGGTGGTTGAAGAACATCGCCACCTTGCGGCTCTGGTTAGCCACCACACCAGCGAAAGCGCCGGGCAAAATAATGTCGCCATCGGCGTCAGTGTTATTGAAAACCGAGGCATACCCTTCAAACGTTCCCTTGCTGCCGTCGCCGGTGAACTTGATTTCGGTCTGGTCGAACGCCAGCGTCTTGTGAATTTCAGGCATCGTGGCCCCCATAAAAATTAAGCCCCGTCATTGCGGGGCTCTTTGTTTGTTCCGAGGTCGGTAATGGGTACGTTCTGCGACTGGCGCGTCGCCACATCACCGCCAGGCAAAGGCGGAAGATTATCCAGTCGCCGCACTTCGTTAACGGTTCGGATCCCTGTATTAACCATGGTTTGCATGAAGGTGGCGCGGCTCGCTGAGTCACCACGAAGAAGGCCATCAAGGTTATGCTCGGCGTGCAGCCTTCCCTGATCGGATTCTTTTACCAGCCAGCGCTCTATGCTGTACTCCCAGCGATCGAGATAGGGCTTCAGGGTGTACTGGAGAAAGCCGAGGTTCTGCTGCTCAATGCCGCTGCCCCATGAAGTTGTTTTTTCAACATCACCAACCAGGTGCGGCGGAACACCATAAAAGCGCGCAAGCTCTGCCACCTGAAACTTACGGGCTTCAAGCATCTGTGCATCCTGCGGGGAAATACCTATAGCCTGCGTTGTGAATCCGCTTTCCAGTATCCAGAGGCGCTTTTTAACCGGGCCACCGGCAATCTCTTTGAAGTTCTCTTCCAATTGCCCGCGCTGCTCTTTGGTCAGAACTTTGCCGTCAGTCATCAGAATCTGTGGCGATTTGGCACCGTTGGCAAAGAACTCCCGCTGGTGATCCTCCATGGCGATCGCCACGCCTGCAGATTTGGCGCTGAAGGCCAGGGGAGAAAGCCCCACCAATCCGTTAAAACCAAAACCCTTCAGGTGAAATATTTCTTTTGGCTTGAAATCAGCGTATTCGGAGTCTCGCTTATATCGATAGATGACATTTTTGCCGTTATCACTCAGGCGTACATCCATATTGGCGCTCATCAGCGGAACCATGCTGATCACATCACCGACGGAGTTTCGTTCAACGTGTGCATAAGCGTTGCCGTACGCACAGAGCTGCATTGTCATGGCTTCGCGGAACTCAAGCGCCGTCATGAAGTTATTGGGACGGAACCGCAGGAGACGCGCCAGAGGATTGTCGTTTCCGACTTTTTGACGCTGATTGTTAACGGTTTCGAACACATCCAGCGGCAGGGATGCTGTCACAGTGGAAATCAGTCGAATGCATGCCCATACCGTGCTGATTTGCATATTTCGCTCATCAGTAACCACGGACTCACCGACGGCTCCATGCGCTGAAGTGCCCGCCATCTGCGAGCCTTTATCCGGTGAGACCAGGCGGCCACCGGTCAGAATAGAGGCCATGCGCGCCCAGAATGGCGATCGCGTTCGCAGGTCAATGCTGTAATCGGTATCTGCCATTTTTAAACGCTCAAAAAGTTGTAAATGAAATCGTTAACGTCGCCAGGGTCTTCCACCTCATCACTGGTCTGCGCGCCGATAGACATAGCCAGCGCCACCATGCCGTCGATACGGCCGCTCGACTTGCCTTTAACAAACTTGCGGTTACCGGCGGGGTCGGTGATTACCGTGGCGTTTTTGGCGCACATTTCGAGGATTGGGTGGTTACCATGCTTCAGCTGCGCGCCGAGCAGTCTGGCTTCCAGTTCCCTGAGTGCAGGCGACATGGAGACAAAACCCTGGCCGAATTCCACGAACCGCTCAAGCTCCGCCTCAGTGAAACCGGCGTCGATAAGATGCGGACGAAGGAATCGCATGTTGTAGCGGTCGAACGCCAGTACCCTGACGTTACAGATATCAAAAACGCGCCGCAGCTCCCGGGCAATAAAGGCATACTCAATAGCTTTCCCGGGTGTCGTATTCAGCCAGCCCTGCCTCGCCCAGATGTCATAAGGTACACGATCGTTACGTGCCTTATCCGCCAGACCTTCCTCAGGTAGCCAGAACTTACAGTGCACATCGCCCTGGGTTGTGTTGAGCACCAGCGCTGTCAGGTCCGACACACTGGAAAGGTCCAGCCCACCCCAGACGGTAGTGCCCGCCAGTTCGCCGGGGTCCTCTTTATTCATGTGCCAGACGGTCTGGCTCACGAACGGGCTTTTCGCCTCAACCCTGCGGTTTAGTACAAGGTTCTCAAACTCAGCCTGGCGCGACGGCAGGCGTTTTGCGCTGGCGGCCATATCCAGCACTTCTTTCTGGTTCATGAACACATCGAAGGCCGGGTTTGCCAGCCTGATGGCTTCAACAGAGAAAGGATCGATATCTTCCGGCGCGGTCTGGAGCCTGACCACCGTTCGCGGATCGGCCCCGGTCAGGCCATCATCAATCAGCAGGCTGAGCAGGTCGCTCGCATCGGGTGCCTGGGTGCTGATGATTACCGAGATAGGGTTATCCTGAGCAGCGGTCGCCGTTTCCAGCGCTTCATAAAGCGGGTCGCGCGGCCCGCGAACCTGCCCCAGTTCATCGTGGGCGACAAATCGCGGCGAGAAACCGTAGGCCGTGGTGGCCTCGGCGCTCAGTGCGCGGTAGTAAGAACCCAGTTCAGGGCAGTGTATTTCTTTTGCTGAATCCTTGATCGCCACGTACTGCATGAGCACCGGATTCATCCGGCACATTTTTGAGGCCAGGTTAAACAGAATGGCCGCCTGGTCACGCGAGCGTGCGGCAGAATACAGCTGAGAGTTCGGTGCCGCCTCCGGCCCCACCAGATAGAGCAGCATCAGCATAGCGGTTTCAACAGTTTTGGCGTTTTTGCGCCCGCGGCTGATGATTGCGCGACGTGTGCCATGCTCGTTGTCGAAAATGGCCCTGAAATCGTCCTTCATGAAATCAGCCATTTTCAGGGGTTGGCCAACAAACTTACCTTCAGGAATAACGATATTTCTTTCGCACCAGAGGATATTCCTCTCGGCTCTTGTCAGAGTTTTTTTAGCCATCGAAGAGCCTTATTCAATTTCCCAGGGTTTTCTCTCCCGTGGCAGATTGTTGTTGGCACGGCCTACCGTTTTGGGATCGGCAGTCGCCTGCCGGGTGATCCGCAGCCGCGTCGCCAGTGAGGAAGCAGAGCGCACTTCGCGCTCGCGCATGGTGAGCAATTTGTCGTAGCGCTTCAGTCCATCATCCCGGGCCAGCCACTCCAGCTCGAACTCTTCAATCTGGGTGGTTAACAGCCGCGCCTGCACCACATGTCGGCAGTACATTTCCAGCATATCGCGGTGCGTTTCGGTAAATGAGCTGGCCGGGTTGTCATTGACCAACCGGACCCAGACGTTTATCTCTGGATCGCTCAGATGGATGGACGGTTGTAGCCTGCTTTCAGCCAGTGCTGGCAGCGAGACAGCAGACGTCGCAGCCAGAGACTTTCTGCCTCGCTGTGCCATCGCGTTTTTCCTTTTTTTCTGGACGTTTTTAAAAATGAAACTGGGAGCGCGGTCTTCAGGATGTTGCCGCCAGAGTTTTGACCCTCCCCCCTTCCCTCGAGGCAGTTAAATGAGAACTCATATCATTTCTCAATAATGTGCAGATTTTCTCGGGACAGGCTGGCAGGCACCAGTCGTTCGCCGATACCGATCGGAAAGGTCAGGCTGACCGTCGGCAGAGTCTCGCCCACAGTATGGCTGAAGGAGATTCCAGTGAGAGTGTCGAAGCTAATACCGTCGATGCTCAGCTCTGTCAGCTTGCCGTCGCGGTATTCAATCTTTAAATCTTTCATGCGTTGCTCCTTTTACCAGATAACACGGCCTTCATTGTCGAACTCAGTAACGGTTCCGCCCTTCTCCATACGTTGCTTCACTGAGTCGTGGCAGCGTTTGCATAAACTTTGCAAATTTTCCGGGTCATGGAAGAGGGCTTCATCACCCTTGTGTGGTTTGATGTGATCAACAACGGTTGCGGCTACTAACTGGTTTCGCCTGAGATGAAACTCGCAGATTGGCTGCTTATGAAGCTGGTGATAACGGAGCCGGTACCAACGTTTGGTGTTATAGAGTCGGTGCCAGGGTGAACTGGATGCCATATTCACTCCAATAAAAAATCACCAGCTACAGCCAGTGGCTCATGACTGAATGACTGTCTTTTAAGCGCGTACGTTACGCATAAAAAAGCCCCGTGTAAGCGAGGCTGCTTCTTATCCCCTATAGGGTATATTTTCGATTTATCCGCCATAGGGGATATTCAGTTTTTAGCTATTAAAAAACCGCCCTGAGGCGGTTTGTTTATGACAGTTTATTGCGGTGCTTTTGAAGAGTATCCGGGATTGAATATTCGAACCCTGAGGACATATCGAAATCACTGCCTTCATCAAACCCTAATGACTGCGCTTTAACGTATTCCTCTACGGTAATCTGAAAATCATCAATCTGTTCTACCAAGCTTGGGGGAGAGATACCACGCTGTTGGTCATCAAAAACCTTCACCTGGTAGGTATCACTATTAAGTTTGATGACATCGTAACGAATGAGACGGGCGTCTGTTTCACTGCTTATATAGTAGGTTTGAGCGCTGTAAATCATTGTTATTGCCTTTGATGTGTATGTGATAGCTACATCATAGGGTCTTGATTACCATTATCAAGCGCCCTAAGTGAGACGCTTTGGAATGGCAATAAAAAACCGCCCGAAGGCGGTCAGTTAGTTCTATTCAGCAGGGCTCGCTGGCAGTGGCATCCAGTGGGTAACCGTAAAAGATGAATACTGCGTTCCACCGCTAAGCGTTAGGCCTCGGAATCCGTGAATCCTATCGTAATGTGAGAACCCAACGCCGTGCTCAGTATTGACAATAACCATGTAAAACTGGCTATTTGGTTGAGGCATGCTTTCAGTAACTGCCATCCATTTCATGTTGTTCACTCTCGTTTGGTAACTCACATTAAAATGGCGGTTATTATCTCCATTATCAAGCCCACACGGGATACGCTTTTACAGGCATGTTTGTATAGTCTGCGCCAAGTGTTAAAGTTAACCTGCCATCTATAAACCATTAATAAAACGGAGATTAAGAATGCTTAGTTTGCTTTTAAAACTGTTTGGTTTCTTTATGAGCTTGTGGGGTGGGCTCAGTGAACAGCAAAAGGAAAAGATAATCGATGCTATCGTCGACAGCTTTACCTCCATTTTTAGAGACTACTTTCACAAACGTAAGGATGCTTGATATGGTCAAGTTAAAAGATGTCGTAGCAAATGCTAATGCAAGCAGCACAGGGCTTGCTTTTTTATCGAGCTCAATCTCTAAAACCTCTGCAATTGCCACAAAAATTGCCGCTGGGATAGCGCTCAGCGGTGCCTTCAGCAACAAAGAATCAAAGGATATCGTTAAATTTTCCGAGCAAGCCGAAAAGATCGTTACTCAAGACTCTTTCATTGATGAGCTGGATACTAAAATTGGAGCTTCGCGTGAAAACGAAAGCGAAGATGAGTTCATCGCTCGCGCAAAAAAGGAAATGCGTGCTCTCTTAAAGGCAAAGCTCAAATAAGAAAGCAGCTATCTGGTTGCTCGATTACCTTAGGCATTGTGTATTGATATACTCCTGTAGCACTCTCAGTGCTGACTGGTCTTGCTTGATACCGGATCGGATACCGAGAACGTTTCGTCCAGCAACGTCAGAGAGTTCGACGGTGGCATCATTGCCCACGCCGGGGGTGCTGGCGGATTTGGTTTTGGCTGGCACTGGACAGCGCCCTCTGACGAGCACCCGGCCACCATTATCAAGCTTGCGCTGCAGAGCAGCATTCTCAGCATTCGCATCTTCGAGTTCCTTCGTATATTTTGCATCAAGCGCAGCAACATCGCGCTGGCGCACCTGCATATCGGTTATGGTGGCGGTTGCCAGTTTCAGGTTTTGCTCTGCGTCGTCAGCACGCTTCTTCTCATCAAGTATCTGACCGAGAAGAAGGTGAATAACCAGCAGGGATAAAATCAGCTCTATGCCGATTATCAGCCAGGCTTTAGAGGTCATTTTTACTCTCCGCCAGGCACATACTGCGCTCCATCTCCCGGCGGTTCTGGAGGCCTTTCCATTTCATGCCACCAGCGTAAACCCAACGGCGCGTTTCTTCGCACGCCCCATCGTGATCACCTTTATTCAACTTGCGCAGCAGCGTGGACTTTGAGAACGCGTCAGAACCAACGTTAAAGACAAAGCTGTAAAGCGCTGCGCGCTGATACTCGCCAAGCGGCACCTTAACCAGATTGTCTACCGTTCGCTTTGCTGGCTGGAGGTCTTTCCAGAGCAGCTGGTCGCACTCGCGATCGGTATAAGTCTTACCCCTGACGATATCCCGCCCAGTATGGCCGTCGCACACAGTCCACACCCCGGCGACGTCTTTATAGGCCTCATACTTCCGCCCTTCGACGCCATCCTGCCCACCGAGGAAAAGTGAGGCAATCAGCATTGCGCCGCCACCAGCCGCGGCGATCAGTTTATTGCGAAGGCTGCTGGTCATTGGCATATCAGTCTTCTCCAACTTTCACCGCCGGGCCGTATTTCTCCAGCGCCTTAACCTGCGCATTGGCGACCTTGCGTTTGAAATACCAGTTAATGAGTCCGGTAACGATTATCCCGGCAATACCTGCCAGTACGCCGATGGCGCTCCATTCGTCAGGACTCAGTTTTGTGAGGACGCCGTTCAGGATGGTTCCTCCTGAGGTGCCGAGGGCGACTCCGGTGACAAGTTTGCTCATACGGGACATTTCTCTCACCTCGCTTTATCGCGGGTGTTGTGCTGGAAGGCTCAGGCTCGCCGGATGAATTAACGACAAAACGAGTAATGGGAGTTATCCGGGAGCCTGAAAATGAAAAGGCCGATAGTCGACAGCCTTTGAAATTAATTAGTGGGTGCTATACCCACAAAAGCATTGACCCTCATTATAAAGGTGGGTATTATACCCACAAGTTAACGAGATGGAGGATTGATGAGCAGTGCAGAGTTAATGAACATACTGATGGCTGATGGATGGGTTAAGCAGCGACAAAACGGAAGTCACGTAACGCTTAGTAAGCCAGGGGTAACGAAAAATATCACCGTACCCCACCCCCGGAAGGATGCATCAAAGGGGGTTATCCGACAGGCTCAAAGAACATCAGGAATTAAGTTGTTATAACAAGGGTGCGGCGCAAGCCGCCCCTCTCTGCAAAGGTCATCATCCGTAACTGATGAGGTGAATATGATTTATCCGCTCTTTATTTTCAGAACAGACAGCGGCACGTATGACGGCTATTTCCCTGATGTGGAGGGATGCTTCTTTGCCGGAGATACGTTTGAGTCGGCCATACGCGATGCGGAAACCGCGTTCGGGCAGCACATGGAGGTGCTGACGGAGCAAGGCGGCCATGTTCCAGCGCCACGCGATCCGGGTGATTATCTGGGCGACGAGAGGTTAACTGCCGATGATGGTTTTCTCGCGCTGGTGGAGATTGATCCGACGAAGTATGAAACCAAAGCTGTTAAGTTCAATCTTACGATGCCCGGCAATCTGTTGAACGCCATGGATCGTTACATCGAACAGAACGGGCATAAAAACCGCTCTGCGTTTCTTGCCGACTTAGCCCGGAAAGAGATCGCCAGAAACTGATTTAAGGGCACCTGCGGGTGCCTTTTCTCTACTCGTAAAAAAACCCGCTCAGTGGCGGGTTTCTTATTGTTCTGTTGCTCAGTTCGCTTTAACGTCCCGAGCCTACCACAATTTAAGCACTTTTTTGCTCACCCTGCAACTTGAATCTGTCGCTATTTGTGCCGAACGCGTCACAAACTGGAGCGTACAGGATCGATTCTGCCAAACTTAGCCATGTGTCAATGCGGCGGCGGCAAGTTATTAGAGTCCAGTCAGGGTGTTTGGCATGCAGCTCATTTGCCATCTGGAACTTGCTCTTACGCAGTCTATGGCGGTCAACAATGACACCGTATAGCCCCCGGTATTCATCGTTCATAAGTACCGATGCAATAGTCTTGTCCACTAACAAACCCTCTTCATCCGTGCAGAACGCCAGACCAATTTTATTTTTGCTGTTGAGGATTTCACGCAGGTACGCTTCAAGCTCAGGTTTACTGATGCCGGATTTTTTCATACGGCGTAGCGCATCATTAATGGCTGTTTTGGTGATTTTTGAGGATGCAAGTAGCTGATTGAACATGTTGCCGCCAGAACCACCGCCAATATAAGACCAGCGGCCCCACATGCGGAGCTTTCCCTGAATCCAGATGCTTTCGAGAGTGCGCAGGCGAACCATTTCGCCCGCCTTGCCAACTTCAGAAGGATTAATCATTTTGCGTCTCCACTACGCCAGTACGCCGATAGCCAGCGCATGATCTAAAAACCGAAACAGCAGCGTTAACTGGTCGCCGTATTTCGCTTCAAATGCCACAGGGCCAGCGTGCAACTCGTCGTGATGCTCTCTGCACAGAGGTATCACAAACAGGTCATGCGCCTTTGTACCCATTCCACCCTGCCCGTGGCCTATCAGGTGGTGGGGATCATCTGCCGGGTTGTTACAGCACATGCAATGCTGCGTCTTAACCCAACGGGTGTACTTCTCATTTTCCCAGCGGCGGCGCTTCGGCTTGAGCATGAAGGATTCCGGGGTATCTGGATCAACCTTCACCGCCACTATCTTTTTGGCTTTCTCCTGTAGCAGTTCTACAGCTGGTAACGATGGGGTGATATCACTTTCGCGCATTACAGATTGCATGGGTTCTGGCTGCAACCTCAGAGCCTTGATTGCCATACTTTCCGGGATAACATCTGCCAGCCCGTTCTTTACCAGCCACCAGCAGAGCTCCGGCAGCGTAAGCGCGTGGTCTTCACTGAAGCCAAGTTGACCGCTTACGGTCTTCAACAGCCAGGATACCAGGTTTTTACGGGCAATGCCTGCCAGCCTTTCAGTGGATTGATCACGCAACTGGTTATCACATCCCCAGCAAAGGAGAATGCTGCCGGGTTCGTGCCGCATGATGGTGAATTCGTCCGCGTGCCAGTCGTTATGCGGCCACTGGCATTCTCGTTTTTTCATCAACCAGGCATCAAGAACAGCCAGACCACCAGCGCGCTGGATTACTCTGGGGTTTTCAAAAACAGGCAGCAAGCTGGCATCCCCAGCCAGAGGCTGATGGGACTGTGGTAAGGCACCGGAAGGCATATCCGCCAGCTGCTCGCCGGGAATTTCGATCACAACGCGCCCCTGACGGAACAGCCACATCAGTTCGCTACCGGGGCGAAAGAGGACTACACCAGCAATGGGTGCAATTTCAGGTGTCAGTAAAGCTCTCACGCCATCTGCCCCTTCGCGATATGCTCCGCCCAAAGGCCGCCTACCCAGCGCACACCCTTCGCTGTAAAACGTGCCTGGCTGAACGCGTAATTCGATGCATTGGTTGTGCCGGTCTTCACCTCAAAGCGTTCGGCCTCGATGTGTTGATGGTATGGTGTAAGCGTACCGTTCAACCGATACATGATGTGGCTTTCCAGCAGGAATAGCCGGAATTCAGTTTCTTTAGCGTTTAACAGTTTCGCGACCTGGCGGAAAGTCATTGAGCCGGTGGCCATAACGTAACGGTCCACAAATTCTGCTTTTGGCGCAGCGATAGCCAGTTGGTCACTGAGCTGTTGCTTTTGCTCTTCCAACTCAGCAGCAAGACGCAGAGCCTCTGAGAATGACTGCGGCACCTTCGGTTGGCTCTGTTGCTCCACTTCAAGCCAGCGGTCGATGATCCGTTTGCGAAGAACAACGTTATAGCCAGATACCAGGGTCAGGCATAAATCCTTCGGCAAATGGAAGCATGGATATTCCCTGCCAAGGTCATCCCGGTAGTCTCCCCAAATTTGGGGAGACTGAATATTGAGCTGTTCCAGCATTACCCTTATGTCACGACAAACGTGGTCATGACGCTTATCACACAGACCGGCTATCTCAAGGCTGGTCATAGCCGGGAAGCCGGGATCATTTTTAACGTTAATCATCTGTTGCATGCTCGTCTCCACTTTTCAGGCGGCTGCACCCGCCAATGGTTCATGTTTGGTGATCGTGACATCCACCTTTCCGCCCGGTACCTGAGGCCCCCACTCCACCAGCATACGTCTCACCTGACAGTCATCCTCCCAGATGCCAGCATGAGTGAGGGCGTCGAACAGCGCCTTGTTGTAGTTGTCTATGTCGCGGCGGCGGGAATCCGGCGGATAGAGGACGATCTCTACCGCTGCGTCTGCAGCTGACGGTTTTGGCAGACGGCGAAGCTGTTCAATAATGGCGGCGCACGCTGCGCTCTGATATGCCCTGCCCTTAGCGCTGATAAGATGCCGACCTTTAAGCGGGCCGCTGTTCGGCGCTCGCCAGTAGGTGTTAACACTGGGTGGGAAAGGGAGGATCAGCTTCATGGCTTAACCCCGCGCTCTTCCAGCCAAGCGACGGCGTTCTCTCTGGAACCCTGTTCACCTTTAATAAGCGCCTTGATGATCGAAACGGCATCCATATCCCATTCGCTTTTGAGAACGGTTATTCCCCGGGCAGCGCCGGGCGCAACGGAGATATAGCCCTTCTTCTGAAGTGATTTCACATGGCCCGCAGCGGTGTTTCCTGAAGAGCAACCAATCAACCCGGTAAGCTCTGATATCGTTGGCGGAAACCCTGTACGCTCTTTGTAGAGGTTGATGGCATCCAGCACTTCACTCTGACGTGGTGTTAATCCGATCATGACTCCACTCCATAGCGCCCGTTCAGGCGACCAATTTCACTGTTAAACTTCACCAGGGTTACGCCCAGAGGCTTCACCAGTTCGTGATACTTCTTCAGGATCGGCGGAACAGCAGTGTTCCAGCTTGGTTTAGGCTTCTGTTTAAGCGCTTCCCTTATCTCCCGGATGCAGCGTCGCGCAACATCTCGGACTGCATTCTCCTGCTCGGCTGAAAGTTTCATGCTGCGCGTTCCTCCGGTTTGCTGATCGACGCCACCCAGCCAGGCAAAAGCTCAACATCAGATGATTCGGCCTGATTACCCCAGTGGTGCCAGCCAGGTGCGCCGCAACGACTGAATAGCTCAATGCGTGGAACGTCACCGTAAAGCTTCTCCAGACGGAAGCGGGCCTCCTCCGGTTTCGCGCTATGCTCACCCAGTGGGCTGTAGATAACCTGCTTCACGCTGGCGCTCAGCCTTTCCAGACCCTTACCACGGGTGGCGATGAGAAGATCTTCGGTGTTGGCTCGGGTGTAGTTGCCGCCGTTCATCTTCGTCTGACCGTTCAGCAGATCGAGGAAGTCGTAAAAGTCCTCAACATTGCCGGATGCCAGCGCTTTGTTGATGTGCTGTTCTGCCAGAGGGTTGAACTTCACCCAGGTGAATCCCTTCATGGTTCGGACTTTAAAGCCCCACGCCTCAGCCAGTTCGATAGCCTCGCGGGTATGGGTGCCGGTGAACCACATGGCCAGAACAGCATCCTCGGCAGCCAGCTCCCAGACAGGAAGGCGCTTCATGTCGATAAGCTTCATGGTCCCGTAGTGGTTAGTAGCCGCACCATTGCTTATGGTGTTCCCGTATTCCCAGGCTGGATCGGCGTAAATCAGTGCGTATTTCTTCAGGCTCATGAATTTGCCCCCCTGAAACCCGCAGGAATTTTGCTGTAATCGGTACCCTGGAACGAGGAGCGGAATACGCCGTCTTCGCGTACCCATTCCCCATTCACTCGTGCCGGACGATTAGCCTTGTGCCAGCCGTTTGCTGATTTCAGGTAACCCGGAAACTTCGACGGCTGGAACAACGTCTGTGGCCGCAGGTAGTCAGACATTTTCAAATCGTCTCCCCACTTGGCGTTGCAGTAGTCCACCACCAGCGAAAGTTCTTCCACGGTGAACCCTTCACCAATACGGGCACGGATGTTTTGCAACGAGGTGGTTGAAACCTGATAACGGGAGTTGGTTACCTGGTTCAGATGAACCAAAACCTGTTTCGCCTGATCGGTGATCAACACATCACGGTCGGGTTGCGACGCAACCGGACAAGAAGGGGTTTTATTCTCTGTAGTACTCTCTGTTGTATTCTCTGTAAGAACATCAGTGCATTTTGACCTGATGACAGCGGTTCGTTTTGACCCGTTGGAGCGTTTCACACTGACCTGTTCCATCGGTTCAATTTGACCTGATGGACGAGCGCATTTTGAACTCATGGATTTAGTCACTTTGACCTCGTCTAAAAGCTCGCTTTCGTAGTTGATCGTGTAGTAGTTCGTCATGTCGCGCTGGGACTTGTTTAGCTGCTCAATTTTGAGCACGCCGAGGGTCTTCAGGCGTGTGAAGGTGCGCTTCAGAGTGGACTCCGACCAGAACGGGAACTGCTCCAGCCACTGCTCGTTGGTGTTATAGATCCAGCGCACGCCGTCGCGCTCCAGGCCGGAGTTTGTCTCTTTCAGCCAGTAGTTCACCTGCTGCAACGCAATCGCCTCATTGAGGCCAATGCTGTACGCAAGGTCAGGATTTATAACTATTGGCCGGGATGGCATTAACAGGCTCATGGCAGTCCTTTAACTCTGTAAATTTGCGCTGGAATTGCTCAAGAGGGCTGAAGCACTCATGATCGTACCCTTGGCGAAGGTATATAACGCGTCGTGTATCTGGTTCCCATCGGATAACCCGTACAGGGATTCCTCGGTGGTCTCTGAACCTGCGGTCAACTTCAGCCATTCTTCGCGCCCCTTATCGTTCATCAGAGCAAATGCGGCTACCATTTCTGCACATGGCTGGTAGTTGTTGTCTCCGTTATCGCCGGATACTATTTCCACATAGCCGAACGGGGATTCTTTCCCAACCAGCGGTAGGCATCTGAATTGCTTCGCTGGTCTGAATCGGTTTAAACTGTTCATGCGTTAGTTTCTCCACTTAAAGAACCGGCGCGCCAGACGCCTCGAGCTGCACACTCGGGGCGTCACCTTTTCTGCCGGTTGAAATAAAAACATCCACTGCCTGATCCGATACGCCCACCCCATACAGCGCCATGAAGCCCAGAAATCCATGAATCTGGTGGCGGAGTTTGTTGTTGAATAAATCCGACAGGGTTTTACGTTCCTTCCGGTCAATCACACCATCTGCTGCTGCAGCCATCTTTGCTGATGCCAGTTCGCCAGCCGCAACCGTTGCCTTCATGTCGAGCTCATACAGATCAACATTGTCCAGGCTGCCTGGAACCGGAATATCCACCAGCAGTTTTCCGCATTGCGCTGCAAAGTATTCAGCCAGGTAAGAGGTCTTCGAAATTGACTGCATCTTTTCGAGTTCAGCCAGGGTAAAAAAGCGACTGTTGCACTTCTGGTACATGTGGTTATGAAACTGATCGATGGTCATACTGAGTTCGGCTGCCATACCGACACGACCATTTTTATGTGCCTTACACATCAGGCGAATCGCTGTGTTTATGCTGTCTACCATTTTGTTTTTCCTTTGGTAGTTATTAGATTGCTGCTTTCGCATTACGATTAACCTTGCCTGCTACGTCGTCAGATGCTTGATAGCGACTCGGGTATAAAATGTGCAACTCGCTGATCTCCCCTTTAAAGAACTTGGCCAGACGTTCAGCCAGCTCTACAGAGGGGACTTGCTCGCATCTTTCAATGCGGCTCAACGTTGCCGGGTCAACCTGTACGCCAGTCGCAACATGCAACAAGGTCATACCGTGCGATTTACGCAATTTTCTTAATGGTGATTGCATAATACCTCCTTATTTGCGTAATACGCATTTTATTGCATGCTAGCGAATTGCGCAAGTTGCTTTGCATGAGACGCAAAAACAACATGTAATGGGCGCATGAATATAGGATCTCGCATACGACAACTTCGCCTGGCGAAGAATTTGAAAATCGCAGAGCTTGCAGAGGCTGTGGGGGTTGATGCTGCCAATATTTCCCGTCTTGAAACGGGTAAGCAAAAGCAGTTTTCAGAACAAACACTTAACAGACTTGCTCACGCATTAAGCGTCAGTGTTCCTGACCTATTTACCTCTGCCGAAAATAAGTCTACTGTATATATAAACAGTGGAAGCGATACGCCAGCACTCAAAGTTGCTGATGTATACAGAGTCGAGGTACTTGATGTGAGCGCAAGCGCCGGGGCAGGACATATTCAAGGTAGCGATGTCATAGATGTTATCCACGCTATCGAATACAGCAACGACCAGGCATTAGCTATGTTTGGTGGCAGAACGTCATCAGGGGTCAAGGTCATCAACGTTCGTGGCGATAGTATGGCTTCTACCATTGAACCTGGTGACCTAATCTTTGTTGATGTAAACGTTAATGAATTTGATGGTGATGGCATCTACGTGTTTGGGTTCGACGGTAAAGTTTACGTTAAGCGTCTTCAGATGATCCCAGACCAGCTGCTGGTTATCTCCGATAACCCCATGTACAGAGAATGGAACATTACGAAGGATAACGAGCATAGATTTCATATCTACGGAAAGGTTTTAATCAGCCAATCTCAGTCCTTTAAACGCCACGGCTAGAAAGCCCTCTCAAGAATCAGACCTCACATGAGGTCTTTTTTTTGCCCCTAAAATTGCGTAATATGCATTTTATTACTTGCGCCATTCGCAATTTATGATTATCTTAAATTCATCGGCATATGGCACATGTGTCGCAGCGGTCCGGCAGGGTTCCTTTGTTGCTACTTTCCATGCCGGGTAGCCGGAATGTGCAAGCCAGGCACGAACTATGCCAGGGTCGCTTCACCAGCGTGGCGGTTAGGTGTGACACCTCGGAAGAGACGAGGGTGCAACAATGAGAGTATTGACGAGCAAGGCATAAGAGCTGGTTCAATTCCAGATAGTCCAATTAAGTTTGGAGGGTTGGGCAAAGAAAAGGTCCGTTCAATTCGGACACCGGCAATGCTCTCAATGTTGTGGTGAACGCACAAGCTGATGTGCAGCGGACTTTTAATCCGTGCGGGTACTGGCACAACCAGCCCGAAAGCCGGAGATCGGCACCGGCCACTACAACCAAATCACGTAGCCAGCGTGGTAACCCGTAGTAACGAAAGCTGTGTGTAGTCTTGGCGGTCGGTAGTTGTGAATGTCCTTAATGCCGACCGCCCATTTTCACAGCTGAAAGCGCATTCCTTAATCCATCAGTTATGGGTAACAGGTGTGAAATGCTGGATTGCGCTTCCAGATGTGTGGAGAACTAACCGGCGATGGCAGTCGCCCGCTTCATTAAGCGCCCTACCCTGGGTGCTTATTAAAGCGAACCAAAATCATTTTTCTCGCCGTAAGGCGCGGGATTCGTGCAACCAAAATTCAGCGTCGTGCAGGACGCTTATATAACGGAGAAACTAACCATGACGAACGCACAGACCGTCACCGAGTTACAACCACGCATGACCAGAGAGCAGTTGATCGACGCTGCCCGTAAAGCAGCCCCTCTCCTTCCCCCGGCTTATCGCGGGATCATGACCGAACTGGCTAACCGTCTGGACTATACCAGCGTCGCTCTTTGTGAAGCCATGGCACAGCGTAAAGAGCTGGCCACACAGAACTCTACTCTTCGTGAAGACGTAACAAGCTGGGCCAGAGAGTGTGATCGCCTCGAAGAGCGGTTCACCAAAACACCAACCAATATGCACCTACTGGAAGCACAGCGAGAATTACGTGAACTGCCCTCTGTTGCCGTTTGTGTAAATAACGAGGTGGTTCTCTAATGGCTAACTCATTCAAGCAGATGTCCCGCGACGGGACAATCAAGCGTACCGACACTGGAATGTTCATCAGCCTCGACGATATTCACGTTCGCGCAGGTTTCAACAAACGTCATGACGACGATGAACGCACCATCCAGGCAGACGACGAACTGTTTATCTATCTGATGAACGGTGGTTCGGTTCCTCCATTGGAAGTTATCGCACGTGATGAGGGTGGTGTTTGGGTTGTTGAAGGCCACCGCCGTCGCCGCTGCTATGAGCGCTGCCGAGCCGCGGGTAAGCCCGTGGACCGAATTCACATTATGCCGTTCAACGGGAACGATGTTCAGCGCCTGGCGCGGATCATGACCAGCAATAACCAGCTGCCCCTTTCCGATATTGAGCAGGCTGCGGTTATTCAGGAACTGCACAACGCTTTTAACCAGACCACCAGCGAGATTGCAAAGCTGGTCAACAAGTCAGTCTCTACGGTTGAAAAATTACTGACGCTCAGCACCGCAAATTATGACGTTCAGCAGGAAGTTAAATCCGGGGCCGTCTCCGTAGATGTTGCTGTTGATCGCGTAAAAGAGTACGGCGAAAAGGCTGGCGAGGTGCTGCAGCACGATAAAGCTGTTGCTGCCGCCCAGGGTAAAACGAAAGTTACCCGCAGCGCTATCGCCCCAGAACTCAGTATCAAGAATGCGCGTCGTTTCGTGGAATTGATGGCCCAGGCAGAAATCAGTGACGAAGGTGTTTTCACTATCCAGGGTGCAGCACTGGCTGAGGCTTTGTCCATTATCGACGAATACAAAGCGATTGCTGAGGCACGAGAAACCTATCGCCTGTCTCAGCCAATCCCTTCCGCTGAAGTACGGGGAAAAATCCTTTACGTTTCACTCGGTGGAGAAGAAATCGGGTCGGCTCCTATCTATCGCGGCAAAAATGTGAACCTCAACGGTGTAGTCACCAGCCAGTCAAAGGCTGTGGCCCACTTCGTTAAGCAGCACAAACTTCAGCAAGAGGCGAATCATGACAACCAGTAAACCAATGACCGGCGAACAACTGGACGAATTGATGACCGTTGCAGTTCGTATGCAGCGTGATGCTGAAGTTGATCGCAATTTCCCTTCTGCCAACTTCGCTTATGCAGTACAGGTGGCTGTGATGGAGCTTCGCGGTACTCGCGCTGTTGCTTCAGCCCTGTCTTCGGAGAACGCGGCGCTGAAGAAGTACATCTGCGACGAGTGCTATGTGGAGAACGTCAGGACTGGTCATTATGCCTGCGCTGGTCACGGTATGCCGTCTACCCCTGCCACCGACGCCTACCTGTCTGAAGTACGCGCTCAGGGTGTGGAGATGTTTGCCCGGGAGATGCACGCAGACATCAGCGAGGCCGATGCTATCGAGTTCGCCGCCAAACTTCGCAAAGGAGCATCAGCATGAAACTGAAAATGCACACCCCGGACGGATCGGTAATTGTCGAAAGCAACCTGGTTACACAGTTCTACCCGGACTTCGAAAGCGGCGGCGAGCTGACCACAATCGAGACGGTTTCTGCTGATGGCTCGGCTTTATCTGTGAAGGTTAAACACTCCTTCCATCAGGTGACCAGTGCGCTTGCTACGGCCTGGAGCGTGGATGAGAAGAAAGCGGAAGGAGCAGCCCAATGACCAACAAACAGGCGCTGCGTGAAGAGTTGTCGAACCCGGCAATAGGCAACAAAGACCACTTGCGAAAAATTGCACTGACTCTGCTGGATGAGCTGGAAGCCAAAGACAAGCGGATCGCTGAACTGGAGGCCGAAAAGTCGGCTCTGCGTCCAGTTGGCGTGATGAGCGAGAAAGCCTTTCATCGCCTTGAAGGAAGCGAATCGAGATTCATAGCATTGTGGCCTCGCCCTGGAATTTATCTCCCGAGAAAACGCCCAGAGGACGGTGTGATTGTATACGCGCGCACAGCTGGCCGCATCAACGGGGAGGGCTGATATGAAGAATTATCTCAGTAATTTAGCGAGCCTGCTGCAAGGCATGGCGAAAGTTATTTCCGACGGCGAAAAGGTGCAGTACGAGTGCCCATCGAACTTAAAGGCAGCATTGCTTGAGGCGTCGCACGCTCTGGATGGTCAATCTGTCAGGGTTAATTACCCTCCAACCGGCAAGCCAGAAATTGTAAATGCTCGTGGGAAACACCGCCAACTTACTTTGCGTGAGCGTATTGCAATCCGCATTCTTGGTGGCAGAACGGAGATTAGGCCATGACATTCACCCATTCGCAGTTAATCACTCAGGCGCGTGAAGAGGTTGATTTCTGGCGCGAGCGTGACGAGCTAATTCCGTCCCAGCAAACAGCTATACGCCTGCGCCTGGCTGAAATCACGCTGGCAGCGCTGACCGCGCCGAGTGAGCCGGTAGCGAGACGCCTGCGCTATAAGGATGGGCCGTGGTTATTCAAACAGATTGGTGAAGATGGCCCAGCCGAAGAGTGCTATACCGAGCAAATGCTCTACACCGCCCCGACAGCGCCGGCAGTGCCGGATGGCTATGCACTGGTGCCGGTTGATATGGCTCCCGAGATGATGCGCACGGTTCAGCTTAACTCTGAACTTGGAGGTTACGCCGCCGCTAACCTATCCGGTGCTTACTCGCTGTTCCGTGAGTTCTGGGGGGTTGCTATCGCAGCAGCACCGCAGCAGGAGGATCCGCAACTAAAAAAGTAAACCGATGTGGTAGTTGTTGTGACTGGTTCCGCAATGGTTGCGGGACCTGTATTTTCAAAGAATGACCGGGTGCAGCCGGTAAAGTGGAGAGCAATCCATGAGCGGACAAAGCCAACGTTTTCTTACTCCCGATGATCTATATCAGCTTACTGGTTATCGTCGCCCTTCTCTTCAGTGCAAGGCTCTGAAAGAGAGCGGTGTATTTTTTGTCCCCCGCAAAGATGGAAGACCCGGCACTACCTGGGATCATGTTTCCAACCCTGCTGGACTTAGGCTGGTAGTAAGCAATCCTGAGGAAGAAGAACCAAACTTCAAGGACATGTGCTAATGCCCAGAGCTCGTAAAAACCCAGAAGATAACTGGATGCCGCCCCGCGTTCGCCGGGGCAAGTCTGCCTATGAATTTCGTACACCAGAAGGCGGAACAGTCAGGCTATGCAATGCCGATTTGACCAAAGCGCAGGTCTGGTCGGCTTATGAAAATTTTATAAATGACACCAAGGTGGGTACTAATTTTAATGCTCTATGTGAGGACTTCTTTAATTCTGGGGATTTCCACGAGCTGGCAACCGAGACTCGTAAGGACTACAGAAAATACGGTGCAAAAGTAAATGTTGTGTTTGGCAAGATGAAACCAGACAACATCAAGCCAGAGCATATCCGTAAGTATATGGACAAGCGAGGGGTAAAAAGCCGTGTCCAGGCGAACCGGGAAAAGGCTTTTATTTCTCGTGTATTCAGGTGGGCATTTGAACGAGGCAAAGTGAAGATGAATCCTTGCCAGGGGGTGAAGCAATTTAAGGAAAAAGCCAGAACTCGTTATGTCACTGACAGGGAATACGAGGCTCTATTAAGCGTTGCTCACACCCCAGTGAAAGTGGCTATGGAACTTGCTTATTTATGCTGCGCCAGGCAGGGAGATATTCTGGACTTGAAGAAAAGCCAGATCCTCCGTGAAGGCATCATGATCCAGCAGAGTAAAACCGCAGTTCCCCAAATTAAAGCATGGACAGAACGCCTTGATAAAGCAGTAAGGCTTGCTGAATCTCTCCCCCTAAATCCCGGCATGGTGAGTATTTTCCTGCTCCACCAGCCGTCTGGCTTGAGGTATACGAGAGATGCGTTCAATGCTCAGTGGAGTAAAGCCAAAGCACTTGCAGCTGAAAAATTCCCGGAGCTTGATTTCAAATTTACCTTCCACGATTTGAAAGCGAAAGGGATATCGGATCTGGAAGGAACGCTGAATGAAAAACAGGGAATAGCTGGCCATAAAAATGCGTCACAGACTGCACGCTATGACAGAAAAATACCTATCGTTCCGGTAGTCGGGGGGCAGTGA